TCCTGACGAGGAAGAAGGGTGGCGGGTCACCGAACAGCAGCCTGGGCAGCATCGCCTGGGACATGTTCGAATCCGTCCCCGAGGTAGGCACGTACGCCGATTGGGTGTCGAACGCGATGTCCGGCGCCCGCATGTTCGCGGGCAAGATGCAGCCGGACGGCACGGTCGAGCCACTGCCGGACACGAGCCGCGCAGCCGAACTGATGAAGTCGATCGCTGGCGGCATGGACGGTCAGTCGACGCTGCTCGGGGACTTCGGCACCAACCTGGCCGTGGCCGGTGAAGCGTGGCTGATCATCATCCCGAACACCGACGCCGACAGCTTCGCTGAAGACCGGTGGGTGGTCCTGTCCACCGAAGAAGTCAAGGTCCAGCGCGGCAAGATCAAAGCCACGGTGGACGGCGAAGAAGTCGACATCCCCGAGTTCGACCCGGAAGGACCGGACGACCCGAACGCGCCGGTGGCCATCCGGGTGTGGAAGCAGTCGCCGCGTAAGCGTGAGCAGGCGACCAGCCCCGTCATCCGGGCCATCACCGTGCTGGAAGAACTGCGGCTGCTGAACGCGGCCGTGGCCGCCATCGCACGGTCCCGCATCACCGGCCGTGGCGTGCTGCTCGTCCCCGCCGGGACGCGGTTCCCCGGTACGCAGAACCAGGTGGGCGCGGATGACAGCCTGTTGGACACCTTCATCGAAGTGGCGTCCACGGCCATCCGTGAACCTGAGTCTGCGGCGGCCACCGTACCGATCGTCCTGGAAGTCCCCGGCGACCTGATTCAGGGCGTGAAGTGGCTTCAGTTCACGAGCGACTTCGACGCGCTGGCCATCCAGCTGCGGGACGAAGCCATCCGGCGCTTCGCGACCGGCGCCGACGTCCCGGCGGAAGTGCTGCTGGGCCTGGGCGACACGAACCACTGGGGTGCCTGGGCGATCACCGCCGAAGCGCTGAAAATGGGTGCGGAACCCCGGCTGGGTCTGGTCTGCCAGGCCATCACTGACGAGTGGCTGCGCCCGCTGCTCGAAGCAGAGAACGACCCGGATGCGGCCGACGTCATCGTCTGGTTCGACACGGCCGCGCTGCGCTCGTCCAGCAACAAGGCAGCATCCGCGCTGGAAGCGTTCAAGGAAGGCTTGATCAGCGCCGAAGCGGCGCGGCGGGAACTCGGCTTCACCGAGTCGGACGCACCGGAAGACGCCGACGAAGCCGGGCAGCAGGACGACGAGACACCGGACACCACCGAAGGGGAAGACCTGCCTGTGGACACCACCCAGGAAGCACCGGCCACGCAGCCAGGTGCGGACACCGTGACCGCGTCGGCCATGCTGGCGCCCGCGCTGACGGCTGCCGTGGACGGCGTCGTCTGGTCGGCGCTGACGGCCGCCGGACAGAAGATCATGCGCACACCCGCGTGTCCCCGCCCGGACCGTGGCCGCGCTCGTGACCTGGCCGCGTCGGCGGCCGTCCACACCCGCCACCCGGTCGCGCGGGAAGACATCGCGGCGTGGCGTCTGCTCGACGGCGCCTGGGTCCGGGTGCCCGAGATTGCCCAGCGGTACGGCGTGGACGGCGACGCGCTGACGGCCGCGCTGGACGAGTACGCCAGCGCGCTGCTGATCACCGGCCAGTCCCACGTGTACGAGAACGTGACGCGGATGCTGGCACAGTCCGGCATCCTGCCGTCGACCCTGATCGGAATGGTGGCGAAGTGACGGACGAAGAGCTGGAAGCACTGCTGGACGACCTGGAAGCCGCTCTGCTGGCCGATGTGACGGCCGCGCTGGCGCTGACCGCCCAGGACTTCGCGGACGCGCTGGACGGCGCCACAGAGCTGGTCGCGGCGCGCTTCAGCGTCTCGCGTATCCGGGACATGTGGCGCCGCCGCGTCGGCGGCATCATGGACCGGCTTCGTTCCATCTCGGGCCGCGCCGCCGAAGTGGCCGCCGACGACGCGGGCACCGATCTGCCGAACGATTGGGACGAGAACCTGGCGCCGTACCTGAAGGCCACGCGCGCGCTGCTCGATGCGGTCGGCGACCGGCTGGCGTCCGAAGCAAGCCAGTCCCTGGCCGAAGGTCTGAACGCTGGCGAAGACCTGGACCAGCTGAAGGCACGCCTGGCGGCCGTCTTCGCCCAGGAAGGCACCCAGCTGGGCGCAGGACGGGCGCAGCGCATCGCGATGACCGAAGCCACCCGCGCGTTCAACGCGGGCACGCTGGCGGCTGCTCAGGCCATGACCGGGCCGGACCGTCCGCTGGTGAAGCAGTGGATCACCCGCAACGACGCTCGTGTCCGGGACGCGCACCGCGAGACGAACGGCCAGCTTCAGCTGCTGGACGACCCGTTCGACGTGGACGGTACGCCGATGCAGTACCCCGGCGACCCGACGGCACCGGCAGCCCTGACGGTAAACTGCCGCTGCATCATGCGTACCGCTGTCGCCGAAGGGAACCGGGACATGGACCAGGAAGTGACGGCGTCGGACGCCGACGGGCAGACGTTCCAGTCGAACATGCCAGCTCAGCTGAAGCGGTACTGGCTGACCGGCGAAGGCGCGGCGAAGATCCGCTGGGGTACGCCTGGTTCCTTCGACCGGTGCGTCCGCGCTCTGCGCGACGACTTCCCCGAGAACACCGAAGGTCTGTGCGCGAACCTGCATCACGAAGCAACCGGCAAGTGGCCGCGTGAGAACAGCAGCGGCGCCGACGTGCACACCGGCGCGATGATTGCGCTGATGCCGACCGTGGAAGACGCCGAGCGGATGGCGCTCGAAGGCGGCGAAGCCGCCGAGCAGCTGCACCTGACGCTGTACTACCTGGGCGACGCGGCCGACTGGACCACCGAGCAGCAGGGTGACCTGATCAGCCGCGTGGCCGCCGCTGCCCGCTACCTGAAGCCGGTCCCCGCCCGTGCCTTCGGCGGCGCCCAGTGGAACCCCGCCAGCGACGAACCGGCCTGGGTGTGGAACGTCGGCGACGACCTGGACGCCGACGGGTCCCGCCTGATGGACGCGAAGTACGAGATCACTTACGCGCTGGAAGACGGCCACAACGACCCGGACCTTCCGCAGCAGTACACACCCTGGTCCCCGCACGTCTGCGCGGCGTACGGGCAGACGGCCGACGCGCTGAAGCGGATGGCGGAACGCACCGGGCCGGTCACCTTCGACCGCGTCCGCGTGGCCTTCGCCGGTCAGTACACGGACATTCCGCTGTCCGGCGCTGCGATCGGCACGCTGGCTGACGTGGACTACGTCGACCCGGAACCGGTCGAGCCGATCGAGTACGAGCAGCCGCCGCAGCTGCTCACCTGGTCGACCCCTGGCGCCACGGCGCTGGCCTTCGAGAACCAGCAGACAGGGGACGGCCGCGTCTTCGCACCGGGCGCCTTGTACTGGTCGCGTGGACCGTGGCCGCTTCAGTACGCCGACGAGATGAACGGCGGCCACGAAGGCGCCCGGCTGGCCGGTGCGATTTTCGACATGGCCCGCGACGGCCAGCGGGTCGCCGGTGCCGGTGTGCTGTACCTGACTCAGCAGGCGGGGGTGGAAGCCGCGCTGCTGCTGTCTCAGGGGGCGCCGCTGGGCGTCTCAGTCGATCTGGATGACGTGGACGTGGAAATGGTCGACGCGACCGGGAACGGGCCGCAGACGCCCGCTGACGGCGTTTACACGGCGCACCTGGTGACCGCGTCCCTGTTGCCGCTGCCCGACGGCGGCTGGCGGCTGACCGGTGAGACCGACGAGCGCTGGACCGCCAGCGCGTCCGGGACCGTGGGCGAGACGTCCCGCGTGGACATCGTCATGGGTCCGGACGGCCGCGTCCCGGCGGCTGCCTTCGAGATCACAGCGGCGGCCGGTGACGGCGACGCCGTGGACGGCGTGGTGGTCGACGCGCAGCGCTCGGGCGAATACCTGATGCGGATCACGAAGGCTCGTGTCCGTGGCGCCACGCTGGTGTCCATCCCCGCGTACGCGGATGCGCGCATCGTCCTGGACGACCCGACGCTGTTCGCGGCCGTTTCGCCGGACCAGGTCACAGCGGCTGCTGCGGCCAGCAACTACGATCGGGTTGTACGGCACGTCCGGAAGTCCTTGATCCCCGTCACGGCCGCCGATGCGGCCACCTTCCTGCGGCTGCCGATCAGCGACGTCCGGCGCTACCTGGCACGCGCCGCGAAGAAGGGAACCATCGTGCGCATCGCACACGGGCGCTATGTCGCCCCCACCGAAACGACTGCAACGGCCGTCGCGGCTGCTGCAACGGACGGCGACGAGCTGACGGCCGCCCTGGAAGCGCGTGGTCCGCCGTCCGGGACCTTCCGCCGATGCCCGCCGCGTGGTTTGCCGCGCCGACTGACGAAGAGCTGCCGCCCGGCGGTCCGGGGGTCAACTACCGGGACGGCCGGATCTTCGGGTGGGTCGCCCAGGCCGGTGAACCGCACGCGGGCTTCGCGAAGAAGGTGACGATCGACGGCCTGGGGAAGATCGACACCAGCCACTTCCTGCGCCAGCGCTTCACCCTGGACGACGGCAGCACCGTGAAGGTCGGCGCGTTCACCATGAACGTCGGCCACCACCGCGACGGCGCAGAGTGCGAGACGAGCGCGTGTCAGTTCGATGACTCGCGCACCGTGGCGGGCATCGTCACCGTCGGCATGTCGGACCGGGGTATGTGGTTCAGCGGCGCCGCCGCGCCGTGGATTTCCGAGTGGGACCGCTCGGTGTTCCTGGCCACCCAGCCCAGTTACCACATGAAGAAGGGTCCGTCCGGGAACTGGCAGCTGCGCGCCGTCCTGTCCGTGCCGGTCCCCGGTCACTCGTCCCCGCTGCTGGCGTCGGCGGTCGTGGACCGGTCGAACCTGGCGCTGACGGCCGCCGCAACGATGGTCGACGTGGAAGAGGCAGTGGCCGCCGCACAGGCGGCCGACGAGCTGACCCAGCACGACCAGGCCAGCGGCCACTACCCGCACCAGGCGCCGCTGATCGACTACGACCGGCTTGCGGACAGCCTGGTGGCGGCCATGTCCCGCGCTGAGCAGAAGAAGCTGGACGAGCAGGCGGAACTGGAAGCGCTGCTGGCGGAAGGCCGTAAGCTGGACGCCGACACCGGAACCGTGGAAGGGGACTGACCAATGGCCTGCGGATGCTAGAAGAACCGTGCTGCTGCTGGTGCGGCGGGGAACGCCAGC